TGAACAAGTTTCTAACAATTTAGTTTCAAGTTCTCAAAAATAATGCTTGACTTAATGGTTTTAATTGTGTATATTACAGAGGAATATAAATAGGTTATAATCGTTCTCAAAGAATTGAATCTCATTTTAAGAGGTTCTATATGGGGCATAGTTCTTTCTTCCTTTCTTCTATGCCCCTAAACTTTAATAATAATAACTAAAATATAAGTGATTTCAATAGTAAGTAAATATTTATGGATATATGGAAAAATCACAACATACAAACGAACAAATAATTAAAGTTATATCTTTTATACTTAGCAGATTAGATACCTTAGAAGTAGAACAATCAAGGCATAAAGAAATGTTTTTTAAGGTAAGAAAGAATCTAACAGATGCTAATGATTTGATTAACCAAATATTAGATGTATTAGAAGTAGAAAATCCTGAGTTGTTTGAAAAAACTGTACGAAGTTTTAAAGATGGTTATATGAAAGATTTAATTAAAACATTAGATGATCATATAGACGAGTTAGAAGATTTTGATAAAGATCAGATGCTCGAACTATTAACTAATATCGTAGGAGATGCTTAATGATTAACAACGAAATTATCCTTTTCTTAGAGGATTTAAAGAGTTTGTTATTAGAAACAGAACTTAATATCGTAGGAGATGCTTAATGATTAACAACGAAATTATCCTTTTCTTAGAGGATTTAAAGAGTTTGTTATTAGAAACAGAACTTAGTGAAGAACAAAATGAAGTACTTATAGAAGCCATAGATTTGATAGATGAAAAAATAATAGAATTAGAGTCTTAATTGTTACATTACATAATAACCGTTACACTTGGAATACTTGCTACCTTTTTAGGATTGGTAGCTTTCTATGCATTACGCCGTATCAACGACTACGAAAACATAATACTAAATATAAATAATACAGTAGAATCAATAAAACTTCAACTTAAAAAAATAGATGACAGAGGGACTTTCGAGTCCGATGATGAAGTCGGTTTTTTCTTTACAGAGATAAAACGACTTGGTAATGAATTAAATAGTTTATTTGAAACAGAGGTTGAAGATGCCCCCATTAAAGAAAAAAAGAAAGAAAAAAAGTAAAATATATTTTGGTACACCAGTTCATGATGCTATCGTAAGATATAATCATTGTGAAAGACCATCAGAAAGAAATAAAATTTATACTGAAGAAATTCATAAAGCATTTCTTAAACTTGCTGAAAACATAATTAATACATTTAAGTTTAGTTATTTTAGTTATGGGTTTAGAGATTTACAAGAAGAGGTTGTATCCAATCTTGTAATCAATATGCACAAGTTTGATGAAACCAAAGGTAGTAAAGCCTTTAGTTATTTTTCTGTAGTAGCAAAGAATTATCTTATACTAAATAATAATGCTAACTATAAAAAAGTAAAAATTCACGATGATGTTGATACTCTTTATACACAAGGTGTTGATGATGAAGTGATAGAAAAAAGTCCATCTTCGGATATATTTAAAAAGACTATGGAATATTTTGAAGAAAATATAGAAAGACTTTTTCCAAAACCAGCCGATAGAGATATTGCTGAATCTATATTATATCTATGTAAGAATAAAGATAACATTGATAATTTTAATAAGAAAGCAATATACATTATGATTAGAGAAATGACAGATGTTAAGACATCTAAGATTACTCAAGTCACTAATACATTTCGTAAAATTTATCCTAGAATCCAAGAAGAAGTTCTTAGCCGTGGTCATATAGACAACCTAAGATATACAGGTTCTTTAGTGTAATTCTAAATCCGTTCTATATTTATATGTATGGAAAACGATTATAAAATATTCGGTGATAAAAACTTTTCAGATTTATCTGAAGAGATATACGAAAACACTAAGTTAAAAAAAACTCAGATTGACTTATTGATTCAGGAAGTTCATGGCTATATCCAAGGTATAGAGGACATAGCTGTTGTAGGTCCTATAATCAAAGAGTTAATGGATGTGGGTATTCGTAACGATGATAACCTTGTCAAACTAGCTACTATATATCAACGCATTATGTCCAAGCAAACTATCGATGATGGTAGTGCTGCTTTACTTTCTGAAGAAGAGAAAGAACAACTAATGGCAACTCTCGAAGATGTAACAACTGATTTACAAAAGAAAAAAGATGAAATTGTTGATATGTCTGATATAAGAAGTAAGTATGGAAAGACATAATGGCTAATAGATTTTTTGATGATGTAGTTAGTAAATCCATAGAATTTAATTTAGGTTTTGTAAATAAAGTTTTTATTAATAATAATGATAAAGACAGACAAGATGAGGAGCAAACTTCATCTCAAATAATCGAAATAAAATCTCTTAATGGAACTCTACCCATTGTACAAAAAAAAATAAAAGCTAGACCATTATTTAGAGGTATAAGTGATTCTATAACTAGAGGTGATTTAGTATTATTTTCATTGATAGCAAAAAAATTTTATTATATAGGTCCTTTAAATACATTTAATGAACCTAATTATTCCAATTCTAATTTTTATTCTTTACAACTAGAAGATGAAAATTCTAATTTAAAAGATAATATAGACCCGTCTTCTGGTTATGGAAGTGAATATCACTCTAATATCTTAATTACTAAGTTACAAAAAGGTAAAAACAAAGAAATGGATTTATTATCCGATTTTGGTTACAATACATCAAAACATTCTGATTTATTAATAGAAGGTAGACATGGTAATGGTATTAGAGTGGGATCTAAAGCTGTTTTTCCTATACTAAATATAAGTAATAACAATCCATATGCCGAAGAATCATTAGTTAACGGTTCTCTTATATCTTTATTATCTAATGGATCAATTAGACAAAACTTTAATCTTTCTACAAATTTTTTATTGTCAGTAGATATATTTGATGATGCTAGTAATTATGTATTGAATAAAGGTAATGATGGTGATGAAGGAATATTTAATTATAACTTTGGTGAGTTAGATAATGCAAATCCATCAGATCAAATTCTTATCACTTCTGATAAGATAACATTTGATGCTAGAGGCGACCAAGGAGATTTTACAGTATCATCAAATAGAAATATAAATTTTGGAGCTAAAAAGAATTTCACATTAAACAATTCAGGTTATTCAGTTATTAATTCTGGTAATATTTATTTAGGAGAACCAGCAAAAAGTAAGAAGGAGCCTGTAGTATTAGGTGATGAGTTAAGAAAGATGTTAGAGGATATAACAAAGTTTATTAAAAAATGCTCATGCTCTTGTACAAGGAGTTCCTGTACCACTTACTGATGCTTTAGGAGCTCCGTTAGGTACGAGTAAGAGTGTGGCACTTGAAAGTCCTATACTTACTTTAACAGAGATAGTAACACAATTGGAATCAAGAACTGAAACTGAAGATGATAATGGAAATATAAATTATGGTAAAGATGGTCCTAATTTTCTGAGTCATCATCATTACATAGAACAAAACAACAGGAGTAATAATGAAGGTTAATATATTTAAGAAGTTAATAAGAGAAGTTATAAGAGAAGAGTTAGATTATAAATTTTCTGTACTGGAGAAAAAGTTAGATGAAGCGCTAGTTAGTAGTAAAACTAATAGTATAGTTGAAGATAGAGCGCCACAACCTACCGCATCTACTACTGGTAATAATCCAGTATCTAACACAAGAGTTCCAATGACTAAAGATTCTATCTTAAATGATATCTTAAAAGAAACTGCTCACTCAGGTGAATGGAAAAATATAAATAAAGAAGCAGAAACAAAATCTGTAACCGAAGATACTGCTGGTTTACCTGACCATCTAGCTAATGCTCTTAACAAAGATTATTCAGGTGTAATGAAGAAAGTAGAAGAAAAGGAAAAGTTTAGAAATGGGGCTTAAATCCGACATATATGCTGCCTTTGTAAAAAACCTTGGTGAAGATAATGTTAATGCTACATCCGATGGTCAAAAGAAAGTTGATGAGTTAGCAGAAGATTTATCCAAAGCTATACAGACATTTATTTTAGCTCAAGAATTTAAAGTAGATAAGTTAAGTGCACCTGTTTTTATACCAGTTGGGAGTGTATCAAATATAGCACCAATACCTGCACCAGGACCTCCAGGAGCTGGTTTAGTGCCACCACTCACACCTATATCATTACAAGGTAAAGCGCCAGGTCTTCCATTTATAGATTCAACTGCTGATGTGGATGTAAATGGTCAAACTGCTAATGGCTCATTATTAGGTAAAAGTGCATCGGATAATTCTTTAGTTAAACTAAGAGTAGTAAAAAAAGGTAGTGAATAATGCCAATACTAGATAATAGAAAAGATAGATTTGTAGAAGATCAAGATAGTAGAGTATCAGTTGGAATAGACTTTCCATTTGCTAGGGTTGCTGGTGGAGATGGGTATTTTACAACAACTAAAACTACTATTGAGGCTGTAAAAACTAATATAAGACTTTTACTACAAACCAATCAAGGTGAAAGATTATTTCAACCTGGTTTGGGTATGAATCTAAAACAACTTTTATTTGAGCAGATGACAGACGACCTTTCAATTCAAATTGAAAATGATATTGTGGATGTTTTTCAGAGATGGTTACCATTTGTTAATTTAAGAAACATTGAAGTTAACCGAAGGGATGACATAAATCAAGTGACTATAAACATAGAATTTAATATAAATAGAACACCTAACGCTACGGAAAGTGTTCAAGTTACATTTGATGGTGTGGGTGATGAAACCTCATCAGCAACAGGCGATGGAGCTTACTAATGGCATATACCGATAAACAAAAACTAATAGAAACAAATGTAAACTATACAAGTAAAGATTTCAGTACAATTAAAGCTGACTTGATTGAATATACTAAAGCTTACTTTCCTGATACATATAAAGATTTTAACGAAACATCACCTGGTATGATGTTAATAGAATTATCAAGTTATGTTGGTGATGTTCTTTCTTATTATATTGATTACAATTATAAAGAAAACTTAATAGCAACTGCAACCGAGAAAAGAAATGTAAGAAGATTATCAGAGTTCTTAGGGTATAAAGTTCCCAATAAAACTCCATCGGTTGTTCGTTTAAAAGTTACTACCACTATAGATGCAAAAGCAGATGGGACACCTGATTATGGGCAAGCACCATCTTCGATAGATAGTGGATTACAAATTGCGTCAAGTGTAGATTCACAAATACTTTTTGAAACAACTAGTGAAATAGATTTTACATCAAGTGGTTCTGGTGATCCCGCTATAAGTGCTCCAACATTAGATAGTAATGGAGAAGCAGAATCTTATACCCCCTAACGCGATATGTAAGAGCTGTTTCGGGTCAAACCAAAACAAAATCATTTACTATAACAAACCCAACTAAATTTTTAGAATTAGATTTAGGTGAAGATGATATAGTTGAAGTATTAAGTTGTACTGATTCATCGGCACTTACATGGTATGAGGTTGATTACTTAGCACAAGAAAAAGTTTTAAATCAAACTCATTATAGTGATGATGCTACTAGAGATAGTGCTTATGACCAAGGTGATGCTACTGATAGTTTATCTACTATACCTGTTCCTTATGTTGCTGAATATATAAAAACAAACAAAAAATTTATATCAAAGTTTGATGAGGATACACAAACGTATAAGGTTTGTTTTGGAAATGGATTATTTAGATTTAGTAATTCCGGTTCAAATGTAGATTCGGTAGAACAAGTTGGTGTAACAATAAATGGAAACAATCTTGCTGATATACCTGGTGCTATAGGTTCTACAATTGGAAATAATTTAAACTTAGGTGAAACTCCAGCAAATACTATAATGACTTTTTCATATAGAGTAGGTGGTGGTGCTACATCAAATGTTCAAGCTGGAGAACTTACCAATATAAATAATGCTCCTGATGGTGTTACTATATCCGTGACAAACGATGAACCTAGTGTTGGTGGGACAGATGGTCAAACTGTAGATGAGATTAAAAATAATGCTAGTGCGTTTTTTGCTACTCAACTTCGTTGTGTAACCAAAGAAGATTATACAGCAAGAATACAAAGTATTCCAACAAAGTTTGGTAGTATTGCTAAAGCTTATGTAGAAAGATTAGATGGTGGAACTCTTTTGGTTTCTACTCTTTCTTACAATCAAAATAAACAATTAGTACAAACACCTCAACTTATTTTACAAAATATAGCTACTTACCTTAATCAATTTAGAATGATTAATGATATTGTTGATTTTGGATTTACTTTAAATGATAATCTATTTTCCGGCTACATAATAAACTTTGGTGTTAATTTTAAAGTAAATGTTGATAGAAGATTTAATCCAACGGAAGTTAAATTAAATGTAATTCAAACTATCAAAGACTTTTTTAAAGTAGAGAAAATGCAGTTTAGACAATCAATTAATATAAATGATTTACAATATAATATATTAGGTTTAGATGGTGTAATTGGAATAAAAGAATTAATATTATTTCAAGATGGAAACGATGAATATGCTAGTGGTAGGAAATTATACTACTATAAAGGAGATGGTGAGGTTATAGGAGATGATAATAATTATGGATTTCAATTTAATTTTAACGAAGCTCTTCAAGATGGTATCTATAGACCATCTATATCACCTGCAGTATTTGAATTAAAAAATCCAAATCAAGACATTTATGGGAAGGTAATATAATGCATAGATATTTTTTTACAACCAAAGATACTTTTATCAATAGTGGTTCAAACTCAATTACTGGCGAAGACTTTAAGGATAAGAACACGGGACAAGACGAGATACTTGAATTAAAAAAAGTATTTTTTGATAGAACATTTTCTTATCAAACAAGAGTTCTTCTTCAGTTTGATACTGATGAAATAGAAAGTTATATTAGCTCATCTGTTTTACCAAATGACTATCAGTTAAATCTTAGACTTTATGAAACAGAAGGAACAAGTGGATTAAGCGAAGAATATACAATTGCTGCTTATCCCCTAAGTCAAGAATGGGATGAGGGTGTTGGTAAAGAATTAGATGTTCCAAAAACAACTGATGGTTGTAGTTGGTTGTATAGAAAAAACAAAAACAATTCGGAGATAAGTTGGACAGATCCTGGTGGAACTTATATTGCTGGTGATGAGACAACTCAAGTATTTTCATCGGAATCTCCTGACCTTAACATGGATATTACCACCCTTGCTAATAAATGGTTTGGTGGTGTAAATACTAACTATGGTATGATAGTAAGAATATCTGGTAGTAGAGAAACATCAAGTGGTAGCTTTGAAGATATTAAATTTTTCTCAAGACAAACCAACACTATATACTCTCCTAAGATAGAATTAAAGTGGGATGACCACTTACCAGCAACTGGTTCTAACACAGGTAGCTTGACCACCTTGGATATGTTTCTGGTAATAGTGAGAACTACCTATACCCAATTCACTTACGAGAAGCGTATAAAGAAAACGAAACTGTAAAATTTAGATTTGGTGCTCGTAAAAGATACATACAAAAATCATTTACAACATCGGTTCAAACCGTTAGTGGTAGTTTTATACCACATGGTAAAGGTGCTTATTCTATTATAGATATGGCAACAAATGAGTCTGTTGTTCCATTTAGTGCTTACACAACTATGAGTTGTGATACAACTTCTAATTATTTCAAACAAGATTTAGATTCATTTGAACCTAATCGTGCTTATAAGATTTTAATAAAAGTTAATCACGATGACGGTCAAGAAATAATATATGATAATGATTTTGAATTTATACTAAGGACTTAATCATGGCTTACGGAACTACTGGTAGTGATGACACAACTCAAGAAGAATTGGCATTAAATCCTATTATACAGTGGTTGGTCTAAATGCTACAACAGATGATAATTTTTACTTTGTAGAAAATCCTGAAGAACAATATATAGGTCTTTATCATATACATCAAGATGGTGAAATTATGATAGGTGCTGGTGAGTTAGGAATAACTCATGAAATGATTCCTAGTGAAATAATATTTCAAAAAGTTACTTATGCGGCTATACAAGAAACTCGTGAAGCAGTAAGTGATATATTTTATAAACTATGGTTTGAATCTAATACCCTAACTGATGAACAACTTCTTTCTCTTCAAACAACTATTCGTGATGGAATAAAACAATCAGGTCGTACAGAAGATGAGCCTCTTGTATTTTATAAAAAAGATAGAAATACATTAGAAAATAGAAAAGATATAGAAGGTGATATTTTTGAACAACTATGTCAGTATATTTTTGATAACAGTATTACTGAATTAGAAGGTAAGTTTTCTATCATACAAGTAGAATTACCAGCAGAAGGTACGCCTCCACAATCAACTATTCAATATAAAATAAAGTTTGGGGATGGGACTAATGTATATGAAATAAATGTTGCTAAGAAAATAGGAAATGAATTTACAGATATTTTAAACCTAAGTCAATTAACAAAAACAAAAACAGGTTCTAAAATAGATCCTGAAAAAGCTAAAGAGGTATTAGATACTAATATCTTTGAGCTTCTCCCACCTCAACCAAATCGTCAAGAACAGATAAATAATTTTTTTACTGAATTTGATAACTTAATAGGTCCAACTCCTGTTTTTACAGATGTGGATGGTGACGGTGTTGGTGAAGAACCTGAAAATTTTCAAGATGATGAAGAGAGCCGTGTTAGTCATGAAAATCAAATAGATGCTTTTATAACTAGGTTAGATGAACAGGCAAATGAAGATAACAATAATAAAACTCTTCAATCAATGCGAAATAAACTTAATAGTTATCTTGGTGATATTGACAATGTAAATGATGTTTTAAATGATTTAAGACCTGAGTATGAAAACATATCAAATGGATTTCTTAAAATAAGAAAACCAAATCAAGCAATCATCATCAGAAATCAAAATAATAATTTTTTAGAATTTCAAAAAGAAGATGATGATGGAAACCCAAGTTATTTAACCGATGGTTTTACAATAACAATGTGGGTTAGATTTGTAGATAAACAATCAAATGGAACTCTTTTTAATTTTGGTAATCCAAATGAAATAGATGGTAGTGGATTTAGGTTAGAGACAAATGTTACTCAAGACAACGCCGGTAAAAACCACAGAACAATACGATTAGTAGTAAAAGATACTTTAGTCAGAGACAATCATTGGGGGTATTTAGATTCAAATGGCAATATTGGTGTGTCTAGGATAATAGGAAGAGATTTAGTAACTAGACCAGGTAATAATTATAATCCAGTTTTTAGATTTCCTACTAGAGCTCATAACATTTATCCTAAAATACCAACTGATGATTTAAACGAATGGTATTTTATATGTGCTACTTATGATCCTATTATAACAGAAGTAAGTGCACTAAGAGCTACACATCCTTTGAGATTTAATAAACAATATTGGTTAAACCATGTCGAAGGTATGCTTGGAGAAGAAGAAGAAGGTGGTGGTGGTATAACTGCAAATAGTGGTTATGGTGCTAAATGTAAAGTTGAGATAATAAGTAAAAGTGATTTATTAAGAGCTCGTGGTTATAAAGTTGATGATATAAGTGTTACTGCTCCACCAGTTGATAATATAGATAATGATGATGAAGAACCACCTTTTAATGTAGATGAAGTCGAAAATATAGATCCTTTAGATAACCCATCAGAAACCCAAGAAGAAACTTCTAATGTAGAACCAATGCCTATTGGTGCTCCTAATGGATTTAATCCAATGACAAATCCTATGACAGGTACTTTAAGTCCACAAGGACAATGGAGTTGGAATGGTGTATCTATTACATGGGTAGCAGTAGAAACTGAAGAAGAAAGTAGTGAACCGGTAGCTACAAATACTCCTGATGATATAATAAACTTTGGTGCGGGTGGTGGTAACTATTAATGCCAAAGTTTACATCCATAGAAGGGCTTTTTAATCAAGCAGAACAATCAGTAGGACCATATACTGAAGGTAATGAACTAAACGAAATTCTTAGAGTATTTCAACCTGAACAAGGGATAGATGTTTTATATAGAAACCCTCTTGTAAATAACGATTCTACAGAAATAGTAGATGATATGGATGGTAGAATAAAACTTGGAACATTTACTTTAAACAATAGGGGATTTTGGGAAGATATAAATTTTAATGAATCCACATTTCAACCTTATTTAACCGATGATAAAAAAACAGTTGATTCTATTATTAGAATGGGCGGTAATGGTGATGAGATAGTTGACGTAAAAAATAAATCTAATTCATCAACTTATGACTATTCAATAGATGCATTACCATTTGTAACTAATCCAAATGACGGCGATGAAATAATTAGAGTTGATAGATATTGGGATAAGAAAATAAATTCAACTGAACATTATTTAGCAACAGAAGGTAAGATTAAATATTACTTATATCCTAGAGCTAGTGGTAGAACACTATTAGATAACATAGATTTATTTTCTCCAAGAGGATTAAAAACAGCTTCTGGTGGTAAAAATAGATTTACGGTTTATGCTGAAGGACCAGAAGAAACTGGTTATTATTTATTTAAATTAAATTGGGGTGATGGATCTTCACTAGAATATACGGGTGAGCCTAAATTATTAGAGGGAACTACTTTATTAGATCATACTTATAAAAAACCTGGTTTCTATACTATAAGTGGTGTTGTTTATGCAAGCTATAAAGGAGAAAAAATAGATGCTTATGAAAAATTTGAAACAAATATATTATTAAACCCATCTAAAAATTATGAACTTAATTTATATGATTATGATAACTTTGCTAATATAGGTGGCATGTCTGATAATTCGGTGTTGATTAAATCTACTTTAAATACTATTGGAGTAAATCCAATAACAAAAGATACATCAAAGACTGATATTGAGCTTATTAATAAAGTAAATGATTTTGATAAACTACAGTTATTAAATTTTATTAATAAAATATCATCTGATATTTTGTCTGAAGAATTTTATTCTTTTTATCAGCCATATAATTTAGAAATAAAAGATTTATCTAATTCTACAATACATAATGGATTTATAGACAATGAATCATTTGATTCTTTTAGAGAAAATGGCTTAAATAACTTTGACTTAGCCACAACCAAAATTTATAAAGGTGTTAAACCAATGTGGGAGCAGTTGGGTTTTGAAAGTGATGATAGTGATGTGCCAAATCAATCTATTTATTGGGATAATATAATACCAAGTGATTATACCTTTTTAAATAAAAGTGGAATTACAATAGAAGATGGTGATAATCCTATAAGTGGTTCAAGAACTCCAAGAACTCCATATACAGAAGTAATTATAGATCAAGAAGATGAACAGATATGGGATGATAATTATTATTACCCAAATTTACCTAAGTTAGACATATATGGTGGTTTTGTAGAAGATGTAAATACAGAAAACTCATATGGAACTAATACAGCACCAATAACAGATTTAGAAGAAGCTGATGATAACTTAATATTAAATGTAGACTTTGACCAAACAACAACGGATGATTTAATTGATAAAACAAATCTAAATAAAATTGAATATAATCAAGATTTTAAAATATCTCTTGATATAGATTTTAGATTAGAAGTAAATACTTTAATTATACCGGATGGTATAGAAACCAATAATAATGAACAGGCATTCTAATGGCAACTAAAAAAAATAATTATCCATCAGTAAAAAAATCAGGAATATACCCCAATGGTACTGATAAGGAGCTTGGTTTAACTGATGTTAATTTAGAAAAATTTTCATTAGGTAATTGGAACTCCATTAGAAAAAATAGTAAGTTATTAGTTTCAAATGTATCTGATGAAAATGTAATTGAAGAGGATCCAAGAGGAAGACCGGTTCAAATACAATGGGATGCTAGCATGATGTTTACTAACTTATCGGGAGTCACTTCACCACAAAACTATTATTCCAGCAGAATAGCTGTTTCAGCTGGTGATCCACAAGAATTTAATCCAGGCCAACCTTATCTTGGATCGCTTTCATTTGGTTCTTTTTACGTTAAGGCTACTAGAAATTCACAATTTAATAAATATTCATTTAGTGATGTTTATAAAAGTAATGTTTATGGAACTAATGGAAATGTATTCTTAAATCTTACGGCCATGGGAAATGGGTTAGGATACACTCAAGAAGATTCTGGCTTTTACAACACTCCGGCTGAAGAAAGACAAAAGCAAATATATAAATATTATGCAAATGATAATATAGATACTTTTGATTTTGACTACGAAACATTGTTGTCAGCAGATAATTTAGATAATACACTAGCAAAACAAATAAATTTTGATGACGGTTATGCTTACATAAAAGAAAGAAACGATAATAATCCTCAAACGCCTTATATTTTTGAGTTTGATGATGCATTATTAGCTAAAATGAAAGACTTGGTTTATATAAGAGATATGAATGTATATAACGGATATGGACCTGGTGATTATAATGATGATGGTAAGTTAGATGAAGGTTTTGGAGGTACGATATTCAATCGTGATGATGCTGATGGTATAAATGATTTTAAACCAACTCACGAAATTATATTTCCAAGATTTTTTAGAGTAAAAGTTCCAGATATAGAATTTGATGCAATACTATATTTACCTACACTTCCATTTGGACAGGCTTCTGATTCAGTAAAATTACCTTTACCTGTTGAACTTGGAAATAGCAATTTACCTGGAATCTCAAATCAGATATTTTCAGAAGATAATTTTCTTGAATTCCCTTTCGGTGGATTCGCGCCGTCAGTTCCAGCTCAAATTTTCAATAGCTTCGGTGCACCACTATTTAAATATAATGGTGTATTATCATTACCTGATACTTCTCTTGAATTAAACGAAGTTGATTTTGAAGTAAAATGCGTCACAGATAATGAACTTAAAAAAGATTTATTATATTATAGTGGTAATGATTATTTAAATACATCATATCCATTACCAATTACATTGGATATGAATATATTTGTAAGTGAGGATGTAGATGAAAATATAACAGCTAATAATGTTATTAGAAATTTAGCAGATGATAGTTTATCTATAGATCCGTTTAGTATAATTTCGAGAGCTTATGATGAAGAATCAGAATATGATTTTAATATTGAAATATCTCCTGATGTAACAGACGCTATCTACAGGTATCAAGTTATTCAATGGGGTGATGAAAAAACTTTATTAACTGATGTGCAAATAGAAAATACATATTTTTTTAATTTTTATAACGCCGAAGAATATCCACAACCTAATGACTGGAATATTTTAAGATATAATCAAGAGATACTCACTAATTCCAAAAAATTTGGTGTTATAGATGAACATATATATCTTACTCCTGGAGTTAAAAGTATAAAGATAGTAGTATATCGGTATAATAAATCAAATAATTATATTACAGAAACTTATTTAGTGACTAAAAATATTGTTATCAACGATGGTTTACTTTCAACTAGAGATTTTTCAATATTTGGCGCTGGTAATTTTAATATAATACCAATACAAGATAACCAAGCGATTATAGGTGGGTTTGATGATGAATCAAAATACCACAATTCAGTTTCTAAAATTGTAAAGGATGATAATTTTATACAAGATGATTACTTAGAAAGAGTATCATCTAGGGATTATATAAAAAAAATAAATAATGGTTCTTTAGGAAAACAGCCTGGTCAATTAGATTTAGGACAAACAAGAGTATTTACAGAACCAAAAGATATTTATGATTTTATAGGAGCTAATAAATTAGAATGGATAACCCAAGGATCAGGAAGTTTACCTATCAATAGTTTAGCAACCGACATATTTATAAGAGACGATAAGTGTGTTGTTGATTTAAATCCATCAAACTCTGAATATTCAGCAATACAAAATCAAGCCGGTTCAAAAGAGATAGGGATTTTAATTGGAGACTATAAGGTCAATCAACCAGAAGGAAGTGGGATACAAAAAGAAGGTATAATGGAAACTCCTCTTTTAGAAACAGATAACGAAAAGCAAGCATTTTAATGGAAATATTACAACCATATAATAACGACACTTTACAACTAATATCCGATAATAGTGATTATACATTTACTGAGTCTGATTTACAAAATGGTAAAATAAAAATATCCGTGTTTTCTGATGTTAATACTTTTTTACAAAGTGAAGACTTACAAAATGGTGTTGATTTTTATGTAAAAGATGATGAGTTATTTTTAAAACCAAATGAATTTTTAGATAGAAATGGTTTTGGTGAAGCTAACTATAATTTACAATTTGATTTTGTAAGAAGATTTGAATCTAATTTTAATATATCACAAATATCCCCAACAAGAAAAGAAGTTCGTTTAACCAATTCAACAATTTCAATAGATAGTAATCTTAGGAATATAATATCCGATTTTATGGAAGAAGATTCTTCTGGCGAAGTACAAGATGATTATCAGTTTAATTCTTACTTAGAACTTTCAGAGGGAAGATTCCCCATTTGATTTTGTTACCAATAATAAAACAACTTTGATATTAAAATTAAATGAACCGTTACCAACTGATGTATCAATTTTAACAACTAATTTTAATATATCAAATAAATTTTTATCATCACAGACAGAAACTATTTTCTTTATTGACCGAGAAGGTCTTGCCGTGAGTGGATTGGGTTTAGGTATAGATGTATCATTTGCTACAATAGACGCCCCATCTGTTGATTCTTCTGCTAATTATAACGAAATTACAGCATCAGTTGGAGAGAACATTGTAGAGGAAGTAAATAGATTACAAAAAGACCTTAACTTAAATATAGATTATGAAAAGTTTGATGGTCATGTATTTTTTGGTTCGGCTAAATCCAAATTAGAAAATTTTAAAAATAAAGTAGTTAGGTTAGATACATTATTTACAGAAGTTAGTTCATCCTTAGCATTTACAGATACTAATAATATTATAGAAAAAAGAAAAGATTTATTTAAACAGATAAGGCAAATAGAAAGTGAATTTACTCACTATGAACATTTTATGTATAATGACGGTCAAAGTTATTCTACATCATCCGCACCTGGTGTCGGTGGTAATTTAGCCGGAACAAATTTTTATAACAATGTAGATAATTCATTTACCTCTATTCAAGGACAAAGTGGATTTGATAAAGTACATAAAAAAGAAGAAGACGGTTTTATTCATCTTTTTACTGATGTATATAATGTAGAGCAGCCACCTTTTCATAATTCCAATGATTTCTTTTATTTATCATTTATAGCAAAAGGTGATACAAATCATGCTGATAATAAATACTCATTGGCTATTAGTGGTGGATTAGCTAATCAAAAATATAATACAATTGGTGATACTCAATTAGGAGAATATCCATATAACAATGATAGACAAGTTCCATTTAATGCGTGGAGTGGTTCTGCTATATTAAATCCCGAAGTAACTGGATCTAATTATAGACGATATATATTTAAAGCTCAACAAAACTTTTTTAGACCAAGTGATAAAATAATAGATGGTGTTAATGAAACTTTTGAAGAAGACTCAACTCATTGGATAGTTCTTTCTGGCTCTACTCAATTATCAGATTCCTTAACAAGTGGTCAAGCAATAATAGATATTTCTGGCGTGTATGTTCCACATATGTTTCCATCACAAGTACAACAAGATGGTACTATAAATTCAATAAACTTTGTAACAGCTTCTATATTACCACAAGGTGATTTATTTCCTATATTTGCTGAACAGACTGGAAGTAAGGACATATTATTTACCGATGTAACTTTAACAAAAAATAATCCAACAAACATACATCCTTTTTCAAAAACATACAGACCACCAAATGGAACTTATGCCGGTTCGGATGAATGGAACGATTGGTATAATACAATGGAAAGTATTGCTGAAGATTATGATGATAGCAATATACATTCACTTGTAAATAACTTACCTGAAGTTTTACAAACTGGTAAAGAACATAAAGTCCTCCGTGATTTTGTAAATATGTTATCCGAGCAATTTGATTTATTAAGAAGTTACATTGACAATTATCATAACATATATAAGTTAGGATATAAAAATCCAAATGCTATGCCAGATAATCTTTTACCTATCATTGGAAACTCACTTGGATTTGATTTAAAGAATCCAATATCCGGTAGTTTAGAAGATTATTTAAGTGGAACTAGAGGTGATGAGGTTAGTGATAAAAAAGCTATTGGTTCTCTTTGGACAAAAATATTAAATAATTTAATTTACATTTATAAAACAAAAGGAACTCCCCTCAAGAAAGTATAAATACATTATTAAATCTTTACGGATATGACACCACTTCATTTAATTTAACCGAATACGGTGGCTCTTCTGATGAACACAATCCATCCGTTGTTACTAACAATGCTAAAAATGATTTAGATAATGGATTGAAAAATGTTAAAGGTAATGTTTCCTTTAGGGAAAAGAAAGAACAACTTAGGTCTTTAAACTTATCTAAAAAAGAAGATAAGTTAGCATTAGATTGGTATTCAAATGACGCTCAACCAAATGGTGTTGAGTTTATGTTTAAAACTACTAAACCAAAAATGAACAAAAATTATTAAGAGCAAGTGGTTCAGAAGATAATTGGGATTTAAGAATTGTCCCATCGGGTTCTTCTACTACTAGAGGTAAAATAGAATTTAGATTAAACAATAGTGTAAATGGTGCAAGTGCTATTGCTTCAAATGCTATTTCAATGTCAACTGGTTTTATTGACAATGTAAATGATAATAAATTTTTTAATGTAATATTACAAAAAGATATAGCAACAACATCTGCTGAGTTAACTCAATCATATAGTTTACTTGTTAGTAGAAAAGATGGTGATAAGATAAAAGATGTCCAACATATTAGTATGTCATCATTTGATACGAATGCTAATAAAGCTTTTATAACCGCTTCTGGACAAACATCAAATAACTTTCTTGTTGGTGAAGAGATGACAGGTTCTATTGCTGAAGTTAGAGCTTGGGATACACCAATTAGTATGTCTAAATTTAAACAACATACATTAAATTACAAAAGTGTTGTAGCTGGGACGGCAACTGCTGCTAGAGATAATTTAGTTTATCATTTTCCATTAGATGATTCCCCAAGTGCTTCAACAATAAAAGATATTTCTTCTCCAAACAAAGTTAAAAACTTTAGTAAGTCTGTTTCATCACAACCAAGTTTAAATACAATAAAAAGTAGTATAGCTACTGTTAAAAACTTTAGTTTTCAAGTTAGGGGAACTGATGCTGTTAAGAGTGATAAACAATATAAAATAGGTTCTGATTTAAAATCAACTGGTGGTCTTAATTCAAAAGTATCTACTTTAAAACAACCAGTTAAAGATGGAACAAATGAACCTAAAGTACAAGTGATAAACAAAATTGGTAAATCTTATTCTTATGTAGATGCTATTGATTCTATAGTAATAAATTCAATGGCTGATTTTGAAATAGATGATTACTTAGATGATTATGATAATAATGGAATATATGATGGCCTTTTAACTTTAAGAAAACAACTAATAGAAGAGAGATTGATATCGGTTGATGTAGTAAATAATTTATCTTCTATAGAAAATCATACAGATAATCCTGATTTTATAGAAAACATAGAAAAATTATTACCAGCAAAAACAAAGTTTGAGTTTTCATATGAAGTTAAGAATGATACTTTGTTTAGGTCAAAAATTAAAAAAGCTAGTTTACAAACTGAACTCAACCCAAACAAAGTAGAAGGTTCTACTAACTTAACCGAACCAGTTATTAATGTAAACTTTAATGAAAACAAACACGAGGCATCTATTGATGTTCCAAGTAACGAGTTTTCCGTATCTTCTTTAGTTAATGAAAACTTAAAAGAAAAAACAATTAATGTTTTAACTGATGAGGTTAGTGTAAGTGCTAATGTTAATGATAAGGTTCATTCTAACTCTTCTATACCGTTAAACATAACAGACTTATCAAACTCTTCTAATCAAACAGTTTTTAATGTAGAGCCAGATAATTTTACTGATTTACTATTGGGTTCTAAAAACGAGTTTTATAAAAATAGTGGAACTGGTATAAATAATACATTTTTTAAATCTGGTAATCCTGGTAGTGATGGAAACTACAATACTTACAAATATGAAGATAGATTTTTCTTTAGAAGCATAGGAGATACCGAAGAGTTTTTTCCTGTAAGTGCATCATATAAAAACAGAACTGGTGCAAATGCTAAACAACCATTTAATCACCATGATAACTTTAGACATTTTGGAAATCGTTATTATGTAGATAGTGGAAGTGGATATACTTACAATTCTTTCTTTGGTGATGATGATGCTACTGTAGATGGGAGAATGGTAGGTAGGACATTATTTTTTAGTGCATCTAATGGTGAAATTTTTTACCCAATCAATCATTACTTTAAAGTCGGAACAAGTAAAGATGGATTAACAAACCTTATCTATAAGGGAACACAAAATGATGGATCTAATCCACCACAATTTGATCCTGAATTAGATACATCACCGACAATTTCAGCTTATACAATTAACGTAGGTGGTTCAGATACTACTAAGAAGTTAAAAGTAATAAGGTAAAAAAATATTTCGATATATTTATAGATAGACATATTTAACACAAGGACAAAATTATGGGACTTTTAGATAACGATACCGTCATAGTAGATGCCATCTTAACAAAGTTAGGAAGACAGAAATTAGCAAATGGGCAACCATTGGGAATAACACAATATGCTTTTGGAGACACGGGTGTAGATTACACTCTTTACAATCCTAACCATCCAAATGGTTCAAGTGAT